CTACATAAGCACCTTCGGCTTGAAGGTCAGTCTTATCTTTGACCTTGCCCTTCTGTATCTTTTCGTCCGATGAAAAGTAAAAGTGATAACCCTTGGACGTTTTCACTTGGTACGGTGTTCTATCCCAGCCCATAGTTTTCGCATGGTCAGTAGCTTGTTGATCATCCGTATCAAGAACGACTAGGTTGCTAACTGATCCGCAGACCACTGCTATGTCGTGATCTGTCCCATCGAACCACTTATAAATCTCGTCTTCGGTGGGGAGCCTATACTGAAATTCTTTCCAACTAAACGGTGGAACCTTCGTCCCATTTTTAATCGGTATGACTGACCAGCCGCGATCTAAGTATTCAAGTGCTGCATCCAAGGTTGTCTGTGTCATGCGCGTCCTCATGTTCAAAGTAACAGTTAATATCCAACAAAGGGTTGGCTTCTTTAATCAGTGAAAGGTGATGTGAACTGATGAAAGATCGGCGCACCCAACCGTAGGGAACCGTGCGACCAATGCCAACTTGCTTGGCAACGGCGGTGGCTCCCCCCAAATCGTCAACTAATCGCTGAATGTTGAAGTGCATATTTTCTCTCTTGCTCAGGTGTAACGGTTGTGTTACTAACACGACGAACACAACTTACGCAATGGTTAATCTTTATGAATGATGAAATGATCTTTGGCGATATTACTCTCCCAACTTCGACCCGCGATGAACGTCTTGCCGAATACTGTGAGCAATACAGAACCGCAGCTAACGAGTTAGATCAGGTCAAGGAAAAGCTGGACTACCTAAAGCATCAAATACTTTCCGAACTACCAGAAGAGTATGGCGAGGTTGAAATCCCCTTCGCAGATAGTGGTCGCCTCAAGATTAATACCCCAGAGAAATTTGATTGGGACAAGGCTGTGCTTGCAAAGCTGTTCGATGAACAACCCTTGCCCGAATGTGTTTCCCAAAACTTCACCGTTAACAAACGTCTTTATGATGTCGCAGACGAATTGGTGAAGGATAAACTTCGTGAAGCTCTCACGATTAAACGCGGCACAGTCACAGTGAAGGTTCTCAAAACATGAAAATTAAACTTTTTAAGACGAGCGATGTTACTGCGCTCAACCTTAACATCCTTCTATACGGTCACGGTGGGGCTGGAAAAACCACCGCAATAGGCAAGTTTGCTGACACGTTTGGCAAAGGTCTGATCATATCAGGCGAAGGGGGGCTTACCTCAATCAGTGACAAGGATATAGACTTCTTGCCATTCTATTCTTTTGATCACCCCGTAGATAAGGACCAATACCCTAACGGGTATTCCTTCAAAGAGATAATGAGCTTCATTCGCAGCCCAGAATTTCGAGAGGCTGGCTACAAGTGGTTGGCGGTAGATAGTATAACTGAGTTGTCCCGCCGTGCTTTTAATGAGGCAAACGCCGAAAACCCTGACAAGAACAACAACTTCAAACCTTACCAGATTTACAGCCAGAAAATTGATCCACTGATCGGTGATCTGCGCGACTTGCCAATCCATACAATCGTCACTGCACTCGCCGCCGAAGAACAAGACGACAATGGTAAGACCCATTTCTGGCCCATGCTCCACCAGAAGTCTAAGCAAAAGAAATACATCGGTGACTTCGATCTTGTGTGTGCGTTGGTTACGAAGACCGAAACACAGAAGGTGCAAGGCGGCAAGGATAAGATGGCCCTGCGCAGATACATGCTGTGCGATCAGGTGCATGGATGGCACGGAAAAAACCGCGACCCGCATGGGCGCATTCGCCCCGTCGAGGAAGGTACAGATGTGCCTGAGTTGGTCAATCGCATGATGATGACCAAAGAACAATTTGAAAAAACCAAACGTGTAGGAGTAGCACAATGAGCGCATATTTAAATGTCGATCTGTCGAAAGTTAAAACCAGTGACCGACCATCGGGTAGTAGTTTGCTTGATCGTGGCGCACATGAAGTGATGATTGAAAGCGCAGCTATCAAGAAAACTTCAAAGGGTGGCGATCAGATTGAGATTAACTACAAGAACGACAATGGTTCTCGGAAACATTGGATCATGGTCAACAACCCTCATTCAGAACAAAACACCATGTATGGCCTTCAAGAACTCAAAGGTGTCTTGGATGTTTTGGGCTGGACAGAAACGAACCCGCCGGAGGTGGATTGGTTTGCTGGCAAAGCTTGCGAGATCGAAATCTGGCCTGACAAAAACACAGGCAACTTGAAGGTCGGTCGGGTTAATAAGTCTAAGGTTGCATCGCTAGATGCTGGTG